CGAAGCCTTCCTGAAGAAAATCGGGCAGGTTACTTCAGCACCAAAGCCAGCATCTACTAAGAAAGACGAGGAATAATCCTAATGGCTGTATTTCTAAACAATAATGTAGGCGTTAAGATTAACTCTGTTGATCTTTCTGACCATGTAACAGCAGTAACAATCAACCGCACATTTGATGAGCTTGAGGTAAGTGCAATGGGCGATACCTCTCACAAATTTGTAAAAGGTTTGGAATCTTCTACTGTAACTATCGATTTTTTGAATGACACAGCAGCAACAAATGTATTGGCAACACTACAAGCTGCATGGGGAACAACAGTTACAGCAGTATTCCTACAGACAAAGGGAACAGCAGTTTCAGCGACTAACCCTCTCTATACTGTTTCAATCCTTGTCAATAACACCACAGACATCAATGGTGCTGTAGGCGATATTGGCACACAGTCAATTACATTCACATGTAACTCAACAGTTGCAGTAGCAACTTCAGGCACATTCTAAACAACTAAATTAAGGGGCTAATCATGGCAAGACTAAAGATCGTTCGTACAGATGGAAGCGTATTAGAAGGCGAGATCACTCCAGCAGTGGAGTACTCATTTGAGCAGTACGCTAAAAAGGGTTTCCACAAAGCTTTTCGCGATGAGGAAAAGCAATCGGATGTTTATTGGTTGGCATGGGAAGTCACTCGCAGGTCAGGTGAAACTGTTAAGCCATTTGGGATTGAGTTTATCGAGACACTAAAAAGTGTTGAGGTGCTTGACTCAGACCCTTTAGCTTAAAGCGCGATCAACCATTCACCTATCTAATTGCTAGGCTAAGCATTAGATTGGGGATCGCGCCACAGCAGTTATTAGAACTAGATAAGACCATGTTAGATGCACTTGTGCAAGGTCTCAAAGATGAAGCCAAGGAGGTTAGCGATGCCAGCAAGCGTAAAGGGCGGCATTGAACTTCGTAAGGCTCTAAAAGCATTTACTCCAGAGCTTGCTAAAGAGACACAAAAAGAGCTGGGCCTAATCTTAAAGCCTATTACTGCTAAGGCAAAAGGATTTATTCCTTCAACTGCTCCTTTAAGTGGCTGGGCTAATAGCAATCAAAAGGGTGCTTGGTCAAATCGTGTGTGGTCATCTTCTGAGGCTAAGCGCGGCATTGGATACAAAACGACACCTTCTAAAGTTAATCGCAGTGGGTTTAGATCATTAGTCAGAATCCAAAATGCTTCCGTATCAGGTGCAATCTATGAAACTGCTGGTCGTAAGAATCCACAAGGCAGACCACAAGCACCATTGGCAAAAGTTGTAGCTCCTACTAATCCTAACTTTGGCAAGACAATTCGCTCTGGAAGCAAGGGGCAATCCCTTAGCAATAACCCTTACGCTGGACAACAGTTTATAAATGCAATGAGTGGCCAGATCGTTAATGCTTATGTTCGTAAAGAAGGCGCAGTGGGTCGCTCGAGTCAAAAGATGAAGGGTCGCGCAATCTTTAGGGCTTTTGCAGAAGATCAAGGCAGAGCCACAGCAGCGGTAATTAAGGCTATAGAAAACTCTAAAACTAATTTTGAGAAAGTTGTTGCCAAAGGCAGCGGCAGTGGTTTGTCAGTAGGAGGTCGCTAAATGGCAGCAGATGTAAAGATTGATATTGCCGCTGAATTCACTGGTAAAAAGGCTTTCAAGCAAGCCGACACAGCTACACAAAAACTTACTAGCAATGTTAAGAAGTTAGCTGGTGCTGTAGGTCTTGCCTATGGTACTTCTGCAATTATCGCTTACGGCAAGGCTTCTGTTAAAGCCTTTGCAGCAGATGAAGCGGCAGCTAGACGATTAACAACAGTTGTGGAAAACCTAGGCATTGGCTTTGCTAACCCTCAAATTGCAGACTACATCGGTAACTTAGAAAAGTCAGCAGCCATTGCAGATGATGTACTTCGTCCAGCCTTCCAGTCATTGTTGACCACTACCGGCAGCCTTACTAAGTCTCAGGAATTACTTAACAATGCAATTCAGATCAGCCGAGCATCTGGCATTGATCTTGCTACAGTCTCGTCAGACCTTGCTAAAGGTTATGTGGGACAAACTAGAGGACTTGCTAAATACAACACAGGACTTACTAGGGCAGAACTCCAGACTAAATCATTTTCTGACATTCTTGGTGTCCTTCTTGGTCGATCCGCTGGAGCAGCCGAGGATTACTTAGGTTCTACTTCTTACCAAATGGAAGTATTGAGCATTGCAACAGGCAATGCAGCTGAAATTATTGGTGGCGGTCTGGTCGATGCTTTTGCTAAAATCGGTGGTGGCACAGAAGCTAGTGATGCCGCTACTGCCATTGAGACTATTGCAACTGCTATTGCCAAGATTACTGTGGCAACGGGTGCGACAATAGGTGCAATTCCTAACCTGATTAAGAATCTAAAAAACTTACCTAGCCAGATCTTCTTCGGCTTTGCAGGCAAGCAGACAGGTACTAATTTAGCGCCAGCCAAGAAGGAAGAAAACAAGCTCACCCTTACACAGGTTCAGCAGCAAGCATCCTTGGCTAAATTAGAAGCAGCAGCAGTCAAACGCAATAAGGAACTTCTAGCATTAAAGAATAAGCAAGTCGCAGCCGATAAGTTAAAGGGTGTTGTGGCTAAGGCTAACCTTGCCCTAGACAAGGGATCAGATGTCTTTGACATAGAAAAGATTCAACTCAAAGCAGCTGAGATAAGTCAAGCCGAGCAACTAGGCAAGGTAACTAGCCAAGCACAGCTCCTACAGATTACTAATGACCTTGCTCGCTTACGAGTTAAGCAGAGCATCCTAGCCCTAGAAGATGCAATTGCATCTGGCGATGTCAAGGCAATAACTAATGCAACTAACAAACTCAATGCAGATCTAGGCATCCTTGGAGCCTTAACTGGTCAAGCACTTAAACTGGCAGATATCAAGTCAATCCTCAACTCAATTGCTCCTAAGGACTTAATCAACCTAGATAACCTTAATGAGGCTATTCGATTGCTTGGAGTTATCAAGGGTGCACCAGTAACGGCTACATCAAGCCTAAGTGCACCTGTAATGCCAGCAAGCCTACAACCTAGACCAATGGGATCAGGGTTTTTACCGAGTAGCGCATCAAAGGGCTTTAGCAATACAGAACTTCAATACTTTGAGGATTTGGCTAACTTCCAATTTAACACGATGTTTCCAAGCGGTTTGCCTACTCAATCGACAGCTTCTAGTGCTCCAGTAAATATTACAGTCAACACAGGCGTAGGAGACCCTAACGCTATTGCAGAGGCTATTGATCAGGTCCTAGTCAATGCAGCACAGCGAGGCACTCTTAGAGGAGCCTACGCAATACCATGACATGGCTACCAGAGTGGCGAATCACAGTAGGAGATGATGTCTATACGACTGTCACTGCTGTGTCTTTCGCATCTGGTCGTTTAGATATTGATCGCCAGCCTACAGCAGGTTACTGCCGAGTAGAGATTATTAACACTACTGGGGCAGAGTTCACAATCAATGTAACAGAGTCAATTTTGCTAGAACTAAAGAACTCTAGCGGTACTTACATCACTGTCTTTGGCGGGGAAGTATCAGACTTCTCAATCGGAGTCCGAAGCCCTGAGGAGTCTGGCTACATTACTACTGGCACAATCCTTGGTATTGGCTCACTGGCTAAACTAACCAAGGCGGTCTATAACACAGCTCTGGCAGAGGGCTTAGATGGCGCACAGATCGCAGCGATCTTAGGTGCAGCCCTTAACCTCTCATGGGCAGAAGTTACCCCAACAGTCACATGGGATACCTATCCTGCAACAGTGACATGGGCAGATGCCGAGTCCTACATCGGAACAATCGACACAGGCTTCTACACAATGATTGCATTAGCAGCTAGTGCCACAGAAAAGTCTCAGAGCCTTGTGGATCAGATAGCAACTAGCGCATTAGGTCAGATCTACGAGGATCGCTACGGCAATGTCAATTATGACGATGCAGATCACCGCTCTAACTATCTTGCCGCTAATGGCTACACAGCTTTGGACGGGGCTTATGCAAGCCCTAGATCCATTACTTCACAGACTCAGATAGCCCGTATCCGTAACAGCCTAATTTATCGTTACGCCACAGGCTATGGCTCAACCTACAGTGATTCTAATAGCGACTCTATAGCCTCTTACGGGCTCTTTGAGAAGTCCAGCGACTCAAACATCAAAAGCCTTGTTGACATCACTGATATCACCACTAGGGAGTTGAGACTTAGATCTACCCCTAAAGGCTCACTAGGAGCCATTACTTTTCGCCTAGATAATCCAGACATGCCGAGTGGGATGCTTGACAATCTAATTGGCGTGTTCTTTGGCATGCCTGTGCTTATTAACAATCTGCCTAGCAATTTACTAGCGGGAACCTTTGAGGGTTTTGTTGAGAATGTGGCAGTTAACGCTACCCCTACTTATGTGGACATGACCCTTTACATCACAGCTACAGAGTTTTCACTATCAACGACACAATGGGACACAGTATTACCAGCTGACATCATCTGGACGGGTGTAAATGCTACACTTATCTGGAACAACGCGACAGGAGTACTATCTTAAATGGCAACATCACCGATCTATAGCTGGCCAGAGCCAGACAATACGGATCTAGTAAAAAATGGCGCGTTAGCGATTCGCACATTAGGCAATGCAATCGACACAACAATGGGCACAATGGTTGCAAAAACTGTCGTTGATGCTAAAGGTGACCTTATTGCAGGCACAGCTGCCGACACAGTCAATCGCCTTGCAGTAGGCAATAATGGCGAGACACTCGTAGCAGATAGTTCCGCCTCAACAGGCTTGCGCTATAACCCACAAAATGCGCTAGTTAATCCAATCATAAATGGTGGTATGGACATTTGGCAACGCGGGACATCTGTTAGCACAACCGCTGGATATACGGCAGACCGTTGGTATGCAAATATGACAGTATCTGGTCGTACAGTTTCACGCCAAACAACAAGTGATACCACTAATCTACCAAACATCCAATACTGTGCAAGAGTGCAAAGAGATTCAGGTGGGACAAATACAAGTTTGGTTATTTTGTCTCAATCAATAGAAACTATTAACTCAATACCTTTTGCTGGCAAGGCTGTCACAATGTCTTTTTATGCAAGAGCAGGTGCTAATTTTTCTTCTGCTGCATCAGTAATAAATGCGGGGTTGTTAAATGGTACTGGTACAGATCAAAATCAACAGGGCGCAGGATTTACAGGTCAAAACTCAATAACAGGTAACAATGTGACTTTAACTACCACTTGGCAGCGATTTACTTTAAGTGGCACTGTACCAACAAATGCAACTGAATTGGCAACAACTTTTTATTACACGCCAGTTGGCACTGCTGGAGCAGCAGATTACTTTGAAATTACAGGAGTCCAATTAGACCTCGGCACTTATACGGCTACAACTGCTCCTACCTTCCGTAGGTCAGGCGGAACAATCCAACAAGAATTAGCCGCTTGTAATCGGTACTACTGGCGAGTTGATAACTCAACACTTAACCAACCTTTAGCAAACGCTTTTTATTACTCGGCTACTTCAGTAAATGCTAACGTACAATTTCCTGTAATTATGCGCGTTGCTCCTAGTATCGTACAAACTACAGGAACAAATTACTTTAACTTTATTCGCAATAGTGGTAGTGACGGGTTTAACTCTTTTACCGCTGACCAAATCAGCCCTGCAATGGCTGCTTTCTACAATAATTCAGAAGCAAGCGGCACCGCTGGACAAGCAGGATTTATTACCTTAGGCAATACGAGTGGTTCGCTAGCCTTTAGCGCGGAGTTATGATGAAACCAAGATACGAAGTAATTGAAACACCTACAGGCAATACTGTAATTAACGCCTATTATGACAATGGCGTGATGATTTCAATACCAATGGACGAAAGCAATGCCGACTATCAACGCTATCTAAATCCTGAATCGGAACAATCCACACCAATTGTGACGGATGAAACCAAAACTAAGTAAAGCGGCATCACAGTTAAGGGAACAGGTCGATGACTCATTCCCAGATCGTGACCGCACATCGGATGGTTGGATCGGTGATCCCCGACACGCTGCTCGCAAGTCTGATCATAATCCAGATGAGCAAGGTTGGGTTCGTGCCATCGACATCGATCGTGACCTATTCAAGGGATCAAAGCCAGACATTATGGGCGATCTTGCAGATCAGCTTCGTACCTTATCAAAGTCAAAGGCAGACACGCGTATTACTTACATCATTTTCGATGGACACATCTGCTCGAAAGTCCTTAATTGGAAATGGCGCAAGTACACAGGGGCTAACAAACACATCAAGCACTGTCATATCAGCTTTAAGAAAGAAGCTGACAATGATGGGGCTCTTTTTCAAGTACCTATGTTAGGCGGAGAATAATGAATGAGTTAAAAACAGCAGCAGGCTCATGGGCAAGAGCTTTTCTTGTAGCAGTGATCTCAATGGCGGCAGCTGGGGTCTCAGATCCTAAAGCTCTTATTGCAGCAGGCATTGCTTCTATCTTGCCACCAGTGCTTCGATACCTATCGCCTAACGATCCTGCTATGGGCATCAAGAAGTGACACAAAGCGACTTCTTTACTCTTTACATTGCCACCATTGGCATCATCGGTGGTCTATCTGGCTATGTTATTACTCATCTGCTTGGTGAGATTAAGCGACTAAACTCGCGTGTCGATGAGATCTATAACATACTCTTAGAGCGATAATTTTGACATGGCAAGAAAAGCAACTAAAGCGTTAGAGGAGCAAGGCTACTCAAAACTAGATGCTTACTGCATTGGGCTCTATGAGTATTTTAGTTCGCTAAAGCGAGCTGGCTTTGCAGAGGATATTGCCATGTTTATGATTACAGAACCTCAAGCATACCCTGCATGGATCTTGCCTGATCCCATCCCGCCGGAGAAATTAGGCGATTATGTAGATGAGGATGATGATTAAGAAACGCTATCTGGTCATCTCGGATCTACAGATCCCATATCACCATGAGCAAGCTGTTAAAAATCTAATCAAGCTAGTAAAACGCGAGAAGTTTGACCTTGTGCTAAACACAGGCGATGAGCTTGATATGCAATCGCAGTCCAAGTGGGCTAAAGGTACGCACCTAGAATACGAGGGGCAATTAGATGGCGATAGAAGTCTGGCTCAAAACATCCTTTGGGACCTTGGCACGACAGACATCACTCGATCCAACCACACCGATCGTCTTTACCACACTCTCGTTAGAGGCGCTCCTAGCCTCATCGGACTTCCAGAACTCGAATACTCCCGCTTTATGGGTTTCAATGACATGGGGATCCGTTTTCATAAGAAGCCCTTTGAGTTTCACAAAGGCTGGGTCCTAGTCCATGGCGATGAAGGGTCCATGAACTCTAATGCTGGACTTACAGCTCTTGGTCTGGCTAAGAAGTTTGGCAAGTCTGTTGTTTGTGGACACACTCACAGAGCAGGCATAAGTGCCTTCACAGAGGGCATAGGAGCCTCGTACAGGACTTTGTGGGGCTTAGAGGCTGGGAATGTCATGGACAAGAAGAAAGCCTCTTATTTGAAGGCTGGGAGTGCTAATTGGCAGATGAGCGTGGCAGTCATTGAGACACATGGAGACCGCGTAAGTCCGATGCTTGTGCCTATTAACAAGGATGGATCATTTACCTTGTACGGAAAGTTGTACGCTTAGTTTCGTTATCAAATCGTTATCAAAATCTGCACAGATTTGTCGTGTCTGTGTGTCACACTATTGTTGTGGCTGATCGAGGGCATCAGCGCAGTTAGGTACAGCATGATAATTAACTCGTTAACAATCATAGGAGTTTTAGGCATCTTCTTTGCTACTAACTTCGTGTGGTATTGGCAAGGCTTCAAGGACGGCAGGCGCGAAGGCTATGCGCGTGGTCGTGATCTCAATCGCCAAGGATTCTGGAAAGAATGAGAGCTAGTGAGATCTTACTATCAGCCACTGACACCATTCGGGATCGTGGTCTAACTTATGGGCATC